GTTGGCCAGGCGGCGTCGTAAGCGAGGGGCCAGAGCAGCGGCCGTCGCGGCCACTGCCTTGCGCACCGGCACCGACAGCGCCTCGAAGGGCACCGATAGACGCAGGTAGCGGTGCGCCCACCGCTCGTCGTCTTCCGTGATGAGGGGCCTAGCCATGGCGTGCGCGGGTCACGAAGCCACGCCACACGCCGTGGCCGTAGCAGACGGTGAAGAACAGGCTGGCGGTGAACATGCCGGGCTCGCCGGTGACGTGGGTCAGATACAGCCAGGCTGGCTGGCCGAGCAGGCCTACCAGTGCGCCCCAGCGTTGCGTGTGCGCGGCGTAGTTCAGCAAGGCGACGGACACCAGCGCCGTGGCCAGCATCCAGAGGTTGACGAGTGCGAGCATCACGCGGCCCTCCGTGCAGGGCGGGCAGACGCACCACGCAGATCAACGCCGCGCTGGCCAAGTACCAGGAGCAGTGCATCGATGCTGGAGCGGGCCAGGACGAGAAAGCGCTGGCGTACACCGGTGGTGCTGGTGACACGGACTACGAAAGCAAGAACAGGCTGTTGCATGGCAGAAACTCCAAAACGCCGCAGTGCGGCAAATTCAAGGCAAAAGGAGTCCCCCGCGCCTAAAGAGGCGCGAAAACAAACGCGGGGGATCGGGGTTGGGCTAGACCGTCAGTCGGTCAGCAAATCGAGCTGGCGCGGGTTGTGCGGCAGCCGGGTGGTCCTGCCTACCGGCACGAACACCATCGGGTTCGGATTGAGGCTGGGTGCGATCTGGTGGGTAATCGACGCGAGGACGCGGCAGGTGAGGCCGCAAAAAACGTTCGGGCACTGGAGGTATTCCTCGCCCGACAGCAGGGACAGTGGGCGGCTGGTACGCGTCACCATGCGCGTTTTGCAGTGGGGGCAATAGAACTTCATTGTGTGTTTCTCCCGCATTCGCCCAGGCCCTGTCGCGCGCACTCGCACGACATCCCGACTTCACCGAGGGTGGCCACGGCATCCAAATATTTGCAGGTGACCAGGATGTAGCCCACGGCACGGACGAGGATGTCCATCTTGTCGATGGTGATGCCCTGGTCTCCATTCAGGAAGCGACTCATGGCTGCGTTGTCCCAGCCGACCGCCTGCGCAACTTCCTGGCGCTTCGGCCCCGACAGTGCGCGGCGCAAGGCATGCTCTATCAGTTGAGGTGGTCGCATAGCTCAATCCTCCGCAATCGAAGTTGTGTGACGTTGCGTGACAGCAGGCGTAGGCTGTTTCTGACCAGCAGCCATCCCGCGAAGGATTAGTAGGCGAGCCATTGCAGAGCGAGTGAGGTGTTCGCGTTCGGCATGCGCATCAACAGCCAACAGCTCTGCTGACAGGAGGGCCGTATAGATGCGCTCCTTTGAGCAACCTCTTGGAGCCCGCTTTCGCGGGCGGGATGGCTTACCCATGGCGATATACTTTTCCGAGTTAGTGATGCACTACGGCGCAAGTATGGTACAGAAAACTGATACGGTCAACGATGAAAGAACAGAAAATAGAGCTCTCATCGGCGCTCGTCTAAAAGAAGAACGTGAGCGCCTAGGCTTCTCTCAGCCTGCATTCGCCGCCATCGGTGGAGCATCGAAAGGTTCCCAGCTCTCATGGGAAAAGGGCACCGCAACGCCCAACGCAGAGTTTTTGCTTGAAGTGTCGCGGGTCGGCGTCGATGTGCTGTACGTCGTCACCGGCCGTCGCAATTTGGCTGAATCGATACCCGAAGAAGAAATGGTGCTGACCGGCTACCGCAAGCTCGACGCGCGCGGTCGCGCAGGTGTCCTGGCACTCATTGGCGGCATGCAGCCCCAAGGTGGCACTTCGATCAAGGTGCAGGGTGATGTCGGCCAGTACGTCGACGGACCGATCAACACGCCGTTCACGATCGACATGAGGAAAGAAAAGAAGAAGCGCTAACACCGAGCGGTGCGCGTACGCGCGACATCGCCACCAAGCACAGGCAGTAAGAAGGCCCGCCACCACTACAACAACATGGCGGGCCTTTCTATTTGGGGAGTGTTCTCGCAGGAGGTTTCAACGCCCGGCCACGGGGCGGTCAATGACAACTTCTGACAATGCAAGAGAAGCACATATCAGTTCGGGGAGATGCAGGTCTGATTGTCGCTGGCGACGCCACGCACGAAGGCGCCACAGCTAACAACCAGATGCGCAACGTGATCAACATTCACCATCACGGCGTGGCAATGAACGATGCCTGCCCTCCCTCCCAAGAAAGCCGCATGTCTCATTCCGAAAAATGCCCTAGCTGCGAGGACGCAACACATCAAGCCACGCGCACGCGCCGGTGGTTATTTGCCACGGGCGCGCTCGCGCTGGTTTCGTGCGGCATAGCAGCCTATTCGGCCATCTCATTGGCGGTTGCACCAGATCCCGCACTCACTGTGCAAGGCGGGCTCTGCCATCACGATGGAAGAGCACATTCACCAGGTGTGGTCGCACGGATGGCCGATAGCCAGCTTTATGTGTGTTCGCCATCGACAACAGGCGGCGTTGCATTCTGGGAGCCAGCCGAGGACGCAGCCAAGCGGCGCAACGCCAGTTCGTGATACGCCGGCTCCAGCTCGCAGCCAATCCACTGGTGGCCGGCTTCCTTGGCCGCCACCAGGAACGTGCCCGATCCTGCAAACGGATCGCACACCACGCTGCCAGGCGGCACCAGGCGCACCACTTCACGCGCCAGGCCGAGGGGCTTCTCCGTCATGTGTTGCTTCGGAAACGCCAGGCGTTCGGCAAACACGCCTGGCAGGTGCGTCTTGCTGCCTGACGGAATGGCTCCCTTGGTTGCCCACACCAGGAACTCGGCCTGCTGTGAGAACCCGCCCATGCGCGGGCGCGCGCGGCCGGGCGTCTTGTCCCACACGGCCACGCCGCGCCAGATGAAGCCCGCGCCCTGGATCGCATCGGTGAGGCTCGGTAGCTGGCGCCAGTCGATGAAACACGCGAGATAGCCGCCGTCCTTGGTGGCGCGGTACGCCTCGGCAAGCCAGGTCATGCACCAGAAGGTCCACGAGCGCTGGTCCTTGTTGTCATGGCCGAAGTTGGCGTACTGCGTTTTGGTGTCGCTGCCGATGTACTTCTGGCCTGGCGCCTGCGCACGAGCGGCGGTGTGCAGTCCACCCGAGGAGTACGGCGGATCGGTGAAGAACAGATCCACCGACGCATCGGGCAAGGCCCGCAGCACGTCGATGGCGTTCTCACGGTGTAATTGGTTGAAGGGCGCCGAGGCGTGAGCGTTCGTCATGGGTGGAATCTCCACGGTGCGAAGCTCGACGGCTCTCTGGTGTGGGGCGCTCGGCCCTCAAAACGTTCAATGCCCCGCAGCGGGGGCATTTGATGGAAAGGCGCACGTATTCACCTGCGCCGAGTTTGCGGTTGCATTGCCCGCAACGGATGTCCTGCATGAGATGGCTGTTCCTGCTGTGCTAGGATGCCGGCGCCTCGCGAGGTGGCGCGGCCCTGGCCGGTCTGGCAGGTCCGATCTGCTAGAGCGGGTCGGGGTTGGTGCTCCTACACCTTCCTCGTCGCCGCGTCTTTTTCTCCGTCGCCGGCTCGATGCCGGCGTGCCCCTTGCGAGGCCCCTCTCCACGCGCTTGCCGATCGACGGCCAGGCGCATCAAGGTTGACCGGCAGAATGCCCCGTACGCGCGCAAAGCACACGTGGGCAGTGTTGTAGGGCGCAAGCGCACAACACACTGCGCCACATGCCCATCAGGATTTGGCAACCGTACCCAATTCTTCCAGCGCTTCGGGCTTGATCTCCAGCTCCAGTGTCGTGGTGTAACCGTTGCCGTTGAGCCGATGAACGACGCGCCCGACCGACCAGGCGGTGTTGTCGATCTGCGGTTTCCAGCCACTCACCTTGGCGTGCAGCGAAGGAAACAGCTCGGCTCGGCCACGCGCCAGCGTGATGGTGAAACTCGCCACACCGCGTTGAATCTTGCGCCACTCGCTGCGGGCCGCCCGCTCGGCGTTGGACTTCGACGCATACGTGTGCCGCAGCACCTTCACGTTGTCCGGGTTCGGATTGGCCTGCACGGTCTCGGGCTTCTTTTTGCCCTTGGGCGTGGGCTTCTCCTTCACAACCGTGGCATTGGACGCATCAATGACCACTTCGCCGCGCACGCCCGCGCGCGTGTCCTGGTAGTAGGCCTTCACGCCGTTGTAGTTCTCCCGATCGGCAATGCTGAAGGTGTGCGTGTCGCCCGACGCCCGCGTGATGCTGACGGTGGGCAGCGTCAGGCCCGACGCGCTGGTCGGCTCGCCGGCGGGGATGAAGAGCAGCGTGCCGTTCTTCACCGTGGCGATCGCGTCGAATTCCTTGGCCAGGCGCGACAGGAAGTTGGCATCTGACTCTCCCGTCTGGTCGACGTGCGCAATGACCTGGCCAGCCAGCTTCTTGCCCACCAGCCAGGTGAACTTGTTGCGCAGGGCGATGGCCTGCACCACGTCGCTGATTGTCTTGCCCACGTAGGAGTTTTCTCGGCGGGTGGTGAGGCCGCCATCGAGCTCCGCGCTGCGGGCGCGAATGATGAGGCGATCGGGCGGGCCGGTGTGCTCCAGCTCGTCCACCTTGTAGGTGCCCTTGTCCACCACGCCCGAATTCCCCCAGCCAAGCGAGAGCGACAGCCGTACCCCTTTCTCGGGGAGGTCAAGCAAGCCATCCGTGTCGTCCAGCTCGATGTCGAGCTGGTCCGCCTCGAAGCCGCAGTTGTCGGTGAGCGTCAGCTCAATCAACCGATTCTGGAAGCGGCCGGTAACGTCTTTGTTGCCGACCTTGAGACGATAGATCGGGCGCGGCTCGCGGCCGCCGGTGAGCAGCTCTTCAATCACAGCAGCGCCTTGGTGACAGTCGACGCGATCTTGGACAACAGCCCATCGTCCACGCGCGTGAGCTTCACGGTGAAGTCGCACGCGCGCGCCTTGCCGTCCTGGAAGAAGTACGACTTCTTCGTGTCCAGGCTGTCGATGACGAACTGGCCGTAGTAGCGCCCGGTGCCCTCGATGAGGGTGTACGCGTCGCCGGTGTCGCCCATGAGCTCCAGCACGGCAAGCGTCAGGTCGCCGCCGGTCAGCTCCGACATGAGCCGGCCGGACAGCGTGATGGTTTCGTCATCCGGCCCGGTGAACTGGTGCGACGGCCGGCGGCCAACGCGGGCATTGCCCGGGTGGCGCCAGCCGACCTGGCGTTGAAACTCGGAATACGGGGCCGTGTCCAGGCTGAACACGAACAGCCCCAGCGCCATCATCATGTCGTCAATCCCTGTCAGAGAGACGCGAGCGCGCACGCGCTGCGTTCTGGTTCTCGATCTTGCGCAGCTCGTCTTTCACCGCGCGCGCAATGGCCTGCGGATCGGCGCCGGCGGCCGGGTAAATGTTGATGGTGATGGGCGCCGCGGCTGCCGGCGCTGCGGTGGTGCCAACGCTGGCAGTGAGCGGCGGCCGGGTATCGAACGACACGGGCGCAGCGATCGCAGGCGCGCTGCCGATCGCAATGCCGGCGCCGATGCCCGCCATCTTTGATGCCATGCGCTGCACGGTGCCCAGCGGCCCGCCCGCGCCATCGGCAAGGCCTTCCTGCAGGCCGGCCATGGTGAAGCCACCGAGCGCCGCAAACACGCGGCTCGGGGAGTGAATGCCGAGCTTCTCCTTGAAGAGCCCAATGGTGCGGTCGGCCACGCCGCTCACCGCATCCACCACCCAGCCGATGGCGCCCTTGATGCCGTTGGCCAGGCCCTGAATCATGTTGGTGCCGAACTCGGTGAACTTGGCCGGCATATCGATCCCGAACCACTGCAGCACCGTGGCAAAGGCGGCGTGGAAGAGGCCCAGGGGCGACCAGTTGAGCAACAGCGCGCCCACGCCGACAATGCCGCCGTTGAACGCCTCCTTGACCTGGCTCCACAGGCCCAGGAAGAACCCCTTGATCGGCTCCCAATACTCGTAGATCAGGTAGGCGGCCACGGCAATGGCCGTCACCGCCAGGCCGATGGGGTTCATCAGGAGCGCCCGGCCCAGCAGCCCGACCGCGCGCATCACCCACGTGAAGGCGGTGGCCAGGCCCTGCAGAACACCCGACAGCATGCCGCCCACGCCACCGACCTTGCCCATGATCAGCACCAGCATGGCGTAGGGCCCGAGCACCGAGGCAATGGACAGCATGATCGGGCCGAGGATCAGAAGCGCGGCGGCCAGGGTGCCGACGCCTATCGCCATGGCCTTGGCCAGGCCCGGGTTCTCCTGCATGAACTTCATCACACCGTCCGCCGCCTTGGCGACCCACTCCAAGGCGCTGGCGTACAGCGGCAGCACCTTCTCGCCGATCTCCTTCTGCAGGTCGTGCACACGGGCGAGTGCCTCCGCTTCCTTGCCCTGCGGCAAAGCCTTGGCCCGGGCGTCGAGCTGGTCAATGCTGTCCGCGCCTTTGTTGAGGCGCATGTTTTTGTGAATCTGATCGCGCTGCAGGTACATCTGCGCCATCAGGTTGGACGCCGTGCGGTTGGAGAAGATGCCGCCGATCGCGTCCAGCACCTGGTCCTTACCCGTGATGCCCTTCTCCGCGAGCGTGGGCAACAGCACCGTCTCCAGCCACTCGAACTGGCTCTTGCGGAACACGTCCGCGCCCTTGAGCGCGCCCGGGTCCATGAAGGAGACCTGACCGGCTTTGTCTTCCTTGACCTTGCTGCGATCGGCAATGAGGCCCAGCCGGTCCAGGTTGCCCAGCGTGCGCTTGGTGGTCTTGCCCTGGTACAGGTTCTGGTACGCGCTCATCATGGCCGTGCCGACCGTGTTGCCGCCCATTTCCTGCACGACGGGCTCCAGCGCATAGAAGAACGCTTCGCTGTCCATGCCCTTGGCAGCCAGGCCTCCGCGCTTGATGACCTGCAGCCACTGGTCCGACTGCACGCGACCGCCGGTGGCGGTGATGACGCGCTGGATCATGTCAGCTTGTTTCTTGAACTCTGCAGGGCTGGAGAGGCCGCCGCGCAGCTCCACGACCTTGAGCAGGTCCAGGAACATGCGCTCGTTGTCTTCGCCCTGCGCCTGGCCGAACACGGCCTTGTTGGCGAACTTCATTTTGGCGAGCGTGGGCAGCACCATCTCCGCGTGGTGCGCATCGGCAAACACAGACAAGGCGTCGCGCATCAGCTCGGCCTTGTCGACCTGGCTCACGCCGTAGGCCTTCATCTGGCGGGCGAACGCGATCGATTCCTGGGTCGCGGCGTCACCCAGGCCCAGCGCGCCGATGCGCGCTTTCTCCAGCTCGTAGTGCTTGGATTCGCC